CTCCGGGTTATCGGCGCGTTGGGTCCACTTCCGGCGCCCCTCCCGGCCTCTGAGGAGGGCGACCGCCGACTCCTCCCGCGGGCGGCTCCGGCAGTGCGTCCATGTCCACCGAGAAATATCGCCAGCCGTAGCCCGGCACGTGCGCCAAGACGATGAATTTGCCGTGCGCGTGCGGCGGGCGCGGCCAGATCGACCCTGGCGGAAAGCCGGTGTCGGGGTGCCCGGGATCACCCGGTGGAATCGGCTCGATTGGATGCCCCGGAGACGGGCCAGGCCAGATCCCCGGCGGCGGGTCGATATCCGGCGGCTCGACCTCCGGCCGTTCGCCTTCTTCCAAACCATAATCGGGATCGGTCGGACGGCCAGGCCAGGGGAGGCCATGACCGGGGCGCCCGAGCCCCCGCACGGCGATCGGACTGTCAGACGAAACAAGATAGCGCGGCATCTATTTCTCCCGTCGTGAAAGTGAAACAATGATACACCAGCAACGACAGGCTTTCGCATAAAGCCGAGGACAATGCAATGGCCCGATCCCGTCAACCGGCGACCTTAACTGACGTTGATACGTTGCGCAGTGCTCAGGAACAACTCGGTTCCAAGGTGCAGCACGACATGCGCGAAATACGCGAGCGCATTGATCAGACCCCCGACCGCTATCGCCAACAGTGGGAAGCCCTGGCGCTTGATTTGGACGGGGCGCGCGCGGAAATCGCTAATCTGGCCACCAACATAACCAAGCTGCGCCAAGAGAATGTCGCCAACACCAGCGCGGTCCGTCAGGACTTGACCGAAATGCGCACGGCATTGACCGAGATGCGCACAGCGCAGGAAGGCTTCGGCCCCCTATTCGAGAAGTTCGACGAGCGCCTGGCGAACGGCTTGACCAGGATCGCCAGCCAAATCAGCGACAGTGAGGGGGTGATTACAGACGGCATCTTAGCTGTGCGCGCCGAACTGGCTGCTTTCCGTGGGGATGTGCAGGCCCAGGCCAAGCAAGCCAGCGAGGAGCTGGAGGCCAACGCTGGCGCGATCCTCGACAAGCTCTTCCCCCTGCCTGACCAGATTTCGGTCGTCCGCGCAGAGGTCCGCGCCGAACTCCGCGACCTGGGCAGCCTGGCCGCGACCCTCGCGCACAAGTCCACGGTCGAGGAGGTCAATCGCCGGCTCGATGGGGTCGCGCTGGTCCTGGCCGAACATTGGGCATGGGCGCGGCGGCGACGCTGGTGGCAGTGGTTTCACCGTGCCGCACCACCCGAGCCGTCGCCGGAGGCTGACGCCGAACGCGACGACAACACCCCCTGAAGAGTCTTGTCGCTGAGACCAGGAGACGGGGCCGAGGATCCGGTCAGTCGGCGACGCACCAGCGGAAAGGCACGGCTGAGAGGCTTGCGCGGGTCGATCGCGCGCAGCGCCACCAGGGCGTCCCAAGCGGCCAGGATATCGTCGCGGCGTGTCGGCCGGCCAGGACCGCGCGGCTCATCCTCAAGCGGTGAAGCCTGATACGGGATCAGGCGCAATTGGAGCTCTTCGAGGTCGTCCGTGCCGAACTCGACGACTTCCCAGGTGCGACCGCGCACCGTCACGATGTCGCCGATTCCTGGCACTCCGGCGCCCGGAAGCAATTGGTAGCGGCCGAAATAGACCCACGTCTGGACTTGGGTCATGCCCTGCTCGGTCATCTGCAGAGCCACCGGCGTGTAATCCTGCACGAAGCGCATGCGCAGCGAGTTGCCGAGCCAAGCCCCCGACTCCCCCAGCCCGTCGTCGAGCGCCGGCAGCAGCGGGTCGAACGCAGCGAGCGGCATCAGCCCCTCCGCCCCCAGCGCAAGGCCAGGCCCACGACCCAGCGGCGAAAGGTCAGGACGATCCCCCAGGAATGATAGAAGGGCGGGCGGACCCCTGGCACGGCTGTTGGCGGCACGGCAGCCACCCAGGCCCGCTCGGCCTCGCCATCATGTCCGTCATCATCGAAGATGCCCCCAGCGATCCCAGAGCTGTCGGTGACTGCCTGCCTGACGATGATCCCAGCATTCGCCGCGAGCGCCAGGTTGACGGTCAGCCGGTCAAAATTCCCATATTCGATATAGGCGTCGTTGACCTCACACTTACGGGTCAGCATGACGCGCATCGCGGCACCAGTTGTCAGCTGGCGGTCCAGCAGGATGCCGTTGGCGTTGTTGGGCAGCGCAACCGGCGTGGCGTAGCTGGTATCCAGCGCGCCGGTATAGTGGACGCTGAGCAGCGTGCCAGGCTCACCGACGCCGACCAAATACATCCGATTACGCGAGGCACTGGCGGGAGCCTCGCGCAGGATCATCCGCGTAAAGACGACGTCGGCGACGGCGCGCATCAGTTGCGGTTGCGTGCCGGGGCTGGTGTTGCCGTACCTGCTGCCAGTGGCGCGGCTGGATATTGCGTGGCCGTCACGGTGAACAGCGCGCGCGGGCTGGTGCAGATCGGCAGGACGTTCATCTGCGCCTCCAGCTCGACACCCTTGTCGAAGTCGAGCGCCTCCATCTTGGCATAACGCGCCAGGCCGAGAGTGTTGACAGTTTCGTTGTAGTCGGCGGGCGCATAGACCTCGATGAACAATTCGGGGACGCCGACCGGGAAAAAGTGACATTGATTGTCTTGGACGAACTGCACATTGCCGGTGCGGCCGCGATATTCCTCGATGGTCACTTCCCGGAATTGCACACGACTCCCCAGCAGAGGCTCGATCACTGGCCGGCTGTCGATGCCGATAAAGGCTGCGCGGCGCTCCGGGTGCATCGCGAACGCATCGAAAAACACCGGACCGCAGACCCCGAAGATGCCGCCCAGCATGCCCCCAGGCAATTCGTTCGCCATGTCGCGCCCAAGCTGGTTGATAAGCCCGGTTAGTTGCCCCTCCCAGGCTGCGGCTTCCTGACCGATCAGACCAGCCCCGATGATCGGCCAGTTGCGAGGTATTGGCCCCACCGGCGCTACCTCGAATTGGTCATACAGGCTGATTGACTGGAGCGGCGCGCCAGTATTGCGATCCGCAGCGGTAACGATGATCCCGCGGATCGCACCCAAACGCAGATATTCTTGCGTCACGTCGAGTTTCAGCCCCATCGAGGCCATGCGCTGGTTGCGCACGGTCAACAGCGCCTCGAGCTGATCTTCCGTGCCAAACGCTCGCACATTTTGGACCGCGTCCGCCATGATCGTATCGCGGATTGGGAAGTGCGGGATGCGAAAGGGCACCAGCGCGCGCCGGTCCTCCACGTTCGGGGTTGGCGGCGCACCGCGCGGGACCTCGGGCACCAGCGCCAGGCGGGTGCCCTGAATTTCGATCGTCGTCGTCGTGGTCGCGATCGGCCGCGGCGCGAACAGGCCCAGCCTCCCGATCAGGCCTGGCACATAGGGCGTGCGCAGCAAAGCTGCCGTGAGGCCAGTGACCGTGAAGGCAGCATTGTTGCTGAAAATGTCCAACATGGCTGTGGTTCCCCTTTCCTATGCCGCAGCCGGCTCAGGCTCGTGCGGCGGGTCTCCCTCGGTGACAATCATCCGACCCTCTTCGTCGAGCATGCTGGCGGTCACGATCGACTGTGGCAGCACGCCAGGCCGCACGATGATGCCGAGCCCGGCCAATGTGCCATTGACGGCACCCGATGCCAGCCCGCCATAAATGATGTATGCATCATTGACTTCGGCATCACGTGCCAGGACCAGCGCCGGCATCGGCGCGGTGCGGGCTGGCAGGGCTTGCAGCAGGATCATTGCCACGTTGGGCGCGGTCGGACCCAGCGATCCCCCAGCTCCCAGCAAGGTGCCAGGCTCAAGCGCGGCCCCGGCTGGCACGTTAACCGCCTCGAATGAGCGATACCCTTGCGCGTAGCTGATTAGCGCATCAGCAAACCATTTCCCTTGTGCAGCACGAGCCATGTCGTCCCTCCTATGCTGATGGTCCCAGGTCGATTATTGAAATTTCCGAGCGGGTATCGTAAACGCGCGCATCGCGCGTCTCGATGCCGGCTGGCGGACTGTCAGACAATGGCACGCCAAAGGCGGCAAGCTGGATCGCGAGCGTCGGGTTGGCCCCTAGCACATCGACATAAAATTCAAACAGGCCAGTCATTCCGTCTGCATACATAAAGACGCGCCGCTCGACCGCCCCGCCCGGCGGCGCCGCCAGACGCGCGCCCAATAGCCAAATCTGACCAGTAGGACCAAAGCACGACACTGAAAGGCTGATTAGCAGCCGCGAGCTGCCGGTGCGTCCCGGTAGCGAAAAAGAATCGATCCACCATTGCTTCCAATTTTGGTCAAGCGGAAGCCCTGCCGGCGTCGAGAACAATGCCGGCGCGCGGTACATCACCAGCATGTCGGTCAAATCATTCTCGGTCAGGATGCGCTGGCGGCTGACCGCATTGTTATCCTCGGAGAACAGATCGGCCTGCCCGGCTGGCCGGCGCAAGGTCATCTGGCCGTTGTTATTGCGCCAGAGGCCGCCGCTGGTGGTGTCGTTGCCCAGCAGATAGCCGCAGTTAATTTCGACCCCGAGGTAGAATTGGCGCGCTATGACAAAGCCGGCGCCGCTGCTTACATTGATCGCGCCGCCCATGACTTCGAGGTCGCCAGTAGTCAATCGAATGGAGCCTGAGGCGTCGATTGCTCGCCCATTAGGATTGCCGGCGATAAGAAACGTAGCGCCAGGATCATTGGCGGGCTGGCGGATAAACAAGGCAGGCAGCCCTGGCACGCCAGGATCGAGCGTCAGCATGCCGGTGATGGTGTCGCCGCTCTTTTGCACCCGGTTGTTGACCGCAGCCTCGGCCATTTGCAGTGCAGCCTGCACATTGTCGCGGGCGAAAACCTCAGGGGTTAGGGCAACCATCGTGCCGGTGACTTGCTCAGTGACTGAGGGGAAGTGATACCAAACGTCGCCGTCGCTGATGGCGCGGTCGCCATAGCTGAACACGGTCCCCTCCATCTGGGAGCCGGGGGGCATGATCCCTGGCCGCTCGCAGATCACCATGCCGCCCTGGCGCGCAATCTCGGGCGTGCAGAGCGGCCCAGGGCTGGGGGTGATGCCTGAAATCTGGGTGTAATAGACCTCATCGTTCTCGGCATCGAGCCGGCCAATAAAATTCGACACGCCCAGGACCAGCGAGTCGACATAGCCGCGATTGACTGCTTCGGTGCGCTCGGTCGCGGCGTCAACTTCGCGCACATGCAGCGGCCCGGTCATGGTCGCGCCGGCTGTGCTGAGCATGTTGTCGTTGACATACTCCAGCGCGGCCTGCACGTCCCCTTGTCCGCCCACGGCTGGGCTGACCGTCACATCGCGCGCCTCGATCCCGAACTGAGCCGGCCCAGCACGCACGATAATGCGGCTGTTGACGCGCAATGCCTCATTCACCGCGCCGTGATTGAGCACGCCGTATTGGATGTACCAGTCGTTGACCTCGGCATCACGCATGATCAGCAGGGCAGGGGCGCGCTGCTCATCGAAAAACGGGGCGAGCAGGACCCAGCTCGCATCGCCCACAGTCGAGGGGGTGACGACATCGCCGGCGCTGTCGAGGAGGGTCCCGACTGCCCAGGCCCCTGCCTGGATCTCGCGGATGCCGCGCGAGCGATACTGCCGCGACTCGGCCAGCAGGAAGGCGGCGAACCACGGCTCTTGCCGGGACAGGGACAGACCGCCATCGAATGCGCGAACAGACTGCGCCATCAGCGGCGATCCCGGTTGCGCGGGTGATAGACCAACGCCAACACGACGTTGACAACACCAGCAACCGCCTCGCCCGCCGCCGCGAAGGCACCGCTGATGGCTGCCCCCAGGTCGCCGAAAAAGCTGGTCGAGGCCCTGGAGTCAGGCAGCACCCCCTTGCGCACGACGATCCCGCTGTTCATCAACAATGCGAGATTGGTCGAGTCGATTTGCGCCTGGTTCATTGGCACGCCGCCCTGCATCACGTAAGACAGAAAGGCGTCGTTGACCTCGGCATTGCGTGCCAGCACCAGCTTGCTGTTGGCGACAGTCTGCGGCGGCTCAGGCCGCAACAGGATCGACGAGGCAGAATTGATCGTCCCGGCGATCAGTATATTTCCCGCATTGTCGAAGATCGTGCCACTCGGCGTGCCCCCCGGTATGACGGCAGTCAAGCGGACCTCACGCGAGCGCCACAGTTTCGCCTCGGTCAAGACGGAATTGGCATAGCGCGTAGCCTCGCGTGCAGCAGCCATGGCTTAGTTCGGGCGGCGCGGGCGCGGGGGACCGGCACGGCGCACGGGATGCGGGTGCTGTTCGGGCCCCTCGGGCGGCGCCGGCAAGGTTTCGCCTAGCGGGGGATCGGCACTGCCATTGCCGCCATTGCCAGGGTCGGGCGGCGTCGGCGGCGGCACGCGCTCCAGATACGGCCGGCCGATGTACGCCATCAGCCCCAGGCTGAGCGACGACATTAGTAGCTGCCCCGCACTGGAGTCTGGTAGGCAGCCATGCGCTCGGCGTTGGCCTTGATCACGTCAGATGGCTGGTTGCCAAGCTGGGCGGCGCGAATGGTGGCGGCAGTGTCGATGATGTCGATTTGGCGTGCCTGGTCATTGTGCGCATTCAACTCCATCAGCTCGCGGGCGACGGTGGAGATTGGCGCGTTGCGCTTCAGGAAATCACCCGTCAGCTCTGGGTGTCGCCCCAACTTGCAAAGGTGTGAAACCTCCTCGGCATAGGCCAGAGCCTGGGTGCGCGCCTCGCCGCGGACGTCATCGAGGTTGACGACGTTGGTTGCGGCGGTCGTGGCGGGATTGTCTTCGCTGTTGTCCATTCTGCTATCTCCTCGCGGGCGGCTGGCGGAATTGACGGGGCCGAGGCTCACGCTCTCGGCGAGCGCCTGGTGCGCCTGATCGTAATTGCCGACTTCGTCGGCCAGGCCTTCGCTGCGGGCGTTGCCGCCGAAATAGACGCGCGCCTCGGTGGCGCGAACCTGAGCCGGCTGCAAGCGACGGTGCTCGGCGACCGAGGCCGTGAACTTGTCGTAAATTCGGTCGATCTCGCCCTGGATGCCGATCCGCGCCTCGATCGACAACGGCTCGTGGGGATTGGCGTCGATCTTGTGCGCGCCCTTGAAAATGTAGCTGTAGGCGATCCCCGCCTCTTCATCGCGGCGCGACTGGTCGAGGTGCAGGGCAACCACGCCGACACCGCCGGCGGCCCCGGTGTCGGTGACCCAGACACGCTGCGCCGCGGCGGCGATGGCATAGGCAGCCGACAACGCGTCGTCGTTGGCGACGGCCCAGACCGGCTTGTCGCGGCCGATCGCGCGAACTTCGTTGGCGAAGTCGAAGACGCCGCCGGCCTCGCCGCCGGGACTGTCGATATCGAGCAGGATGGCGCGGGCGCGGCGATCGGCGCGGACATTGCGCAGCACCCGGGTCAGGTTCTCGTAGGACTGCAAGCGGGTGGAGTCGGCGTCGATCTGGCCGGCGCGGCGCACCAGCACGCCGTGCACCGGGACCGTGGCGACGCCCTTGTTGAGCCGGTAGCCATAGGTCGGCGCCTCGGGCTGGGCCGGCTCAAGCGACGCCCCATCTTCCGCCGTGATGAGCAGCGAGCCGCGATGGAACCGCGCGGCGTCCAGGCCGGCCAGCAAGGCTTCGAGCTTCCCCGGCTGGATCAGCAGCGGAACCCCGAAGATCCGGGCGAAGATATGCGACAGGTCTCGGATCATGCAGCGGCCTCCGCGTCGGTCGGCGCCGCGGATGTCCCGTCGCCCGGTTGACTGGTGCCGATGCTCTGGGTGCGCGCGCCGTAATCGATTGTGATCCCGAGCTTCTGCGCGAGAGCCGCGGCCTCGGCGATGCGGTGATAGGTCTCCTCGAGGTCGTAGCCTTCAGCCTCGACGACATCTTGCGGCGCCAGGATGCCGGCCTTGAGCGCCAGGATGGCGGCCTGACGGTCCTTGAGCGGATCGACCCAGGCCGCGCGCGGCGCGATTGCCTTGTAGGCGCGGTACTCCATCGGGCGCGCGGTGTAGCGCGAGGCGGTGATCGGCAACGCGCTGGCGAGCACCGCGGCGTCGAACCAGTGGATCCAGACCTTGCGCAAGAATTGAAACACGAGCACGGCATGCTGAAACGCCTCGACCTCGGCGCGGAAGGCGAGCAGGCCGGCGCGCGAACTGGCATAGGTCGCCTTATTCAAATCGGCCGACAGTTCGGCGTAGGGGATGCCGAGGGCGGCACAGATTTGCAGGATCACCCGATACTGGAACGACTCGTAGCCGCTTGGCGTGCCGCCGGGTTGGGAATGCGTGACCTTCTCGCCGGGGTAGAGTTGCACGGTCGCGCCGGGGGCAAAGGCCAGATCGTCGTCTTCGGGGCGCGGGACCAGCGGGTTGCCGTCCTCGTCGTGCTCCTCCGGCGTTTCTATAAAGGTGGCGTAGCGACTCTGTTGCTTTTGACGCTCCAATTCGGCGTCGTCGAAGGCGTCGAGCTGGAACAATTTGACGATGGCCGCGGCATAGCCCGTCGTCCCGCGCACCTGACCGGCCTCGATCGGATCGAAGACGTGGATCACGTCCTCGGCCGGGACGCGCGTGAGCTGATCTTGCAGCAACGCATCGCGAAAGGTCGTCGCGTCCGTCGGGTTGGTGCGGTAAAACCAATAGGCGACGCGCTTGTCGCGCAGATTGCGGTCAAATTCGATGCCGAGACGGATTGGATTGCCGTTCGGCGCGTAGTCGAGCTTCCACAACGGGAGTTGTTCGGCCGGCAGCATTTGGAGCTGCAGCGGGACCGTCAGGCCATCCTGGGGGAACCGCGGCCGCAAGCGGACAAAGCACTCGCCAGCAAGAAACGTTTCCCGTGAAACACGGCGGCTGATCCCGTAAAAATCGGTGACTTCTTCGGCATCGGCTTCGTCGGTCCAGATGTTCCACGCTTCGTGGATGCGGTCGCGCAGCGTCTCGTCCTCGACCAAAGATGACGGCTTGATCCCGGCGCCGACCGTGGCTGCCGACCATGATCGCAGCGCCGCTTTGGCATAGCCGTTGTTGCGCACCAGCCATCGGGCGCGGGCATTGATCGTGTCGCCGGCCGCGCGCATCTGCACGTTGATGTGCTGGGCCATCGGTTGCCAGACGGCCAGGCGGCGGCGGACAGCGCCGGCCTCAAGACCGGGCGGGATATTGCGCGTCGCGGTGAACCCGTCGCCGACCGGCGGCAGTTCGCCCTGCGCTTGAGGTTTAAAGCGAAACGGCTCGATGAGACGGCGCCAGAGGCTCGCCATTTCCTAGAGCCCCTTGATCAATGGAATGTAGGCGATGCGCGCGGCCCGCCGGCCTCCGGTGTCGTAAAGCTCTTCGAGGCGTTCGAGTTCGCCGATCGCCTTTAGCCGTTGTTCGATTGTGGCATAGCCGATCGACCGCGAACGGTCAGAAAGGCTCGTCGCCGGATTGCCGATGCTGCGCCAC